AGACCCAGAATAAGCGCAAGCCTTTTTCAGCGCGCCATGCAGCAAAGTTGTTTTTAAGCATTAGAACGGTAACAAGCCCGTGATTGCCTGTTTCAACCACTGCAACGTCACCTATATCTGGATCACCAAATGTTTGCGGAAAACCAAGATACTGAGACACCAGCTCAACTAGACCACCAGCATTTTTAATGATTTCTTGCGCTTGCCCTCGGTTATCGTACGGAGGCAGATTAATAGGTTCACCCGTAGCTATTTCAGCCCACTTACCAGCCCATGCCGTGCAATCGTCAACACCCCATACAACCTCTTTATCTTTGTATGAGTTGATAAAATCTTCTAGCTTTTCAATCATCGTCTTGTTGCCAAAACCTCAACGCCCATCTCTGATAAACCGTCATCACCTAGATACCGTTTATTCTGCCCAACATTGGACCACTTGCCGCCAAAAGGGTAATTCTGGGATTGAAAGAAGCTTTCAATCGTAATAAGAACCGTGTTTTCTGTTGCGCTTCGCTTGAGGGCCGGTGCAGTCATTTTACCAAATGGGAAAAGCGGGGTTAACGGAACAATCAAGCCGCCATCGTTTGGCTCTTCAGGATCAACAACACCGAAATAAACACTTGCTGATAATCCCTCGATATCTCTTGCAATATCTTTGATTGATTTCAGATAAGCAGCATCAACTCCGGTTAACGCAATATCGATTGTAGGAGCCGAATTAAAGCGCGGGTCTTCAATCTCTGATAAACTGACCAATACCCCGCCCAACGGGTCAGACATGCCGCGCCATGTGTAAGACGTGCCATTAAGCGATAGTTGAACATCCCCATAACCGTTATGAAGGCGTTTTGTCTCGTCTGGAAATTCCAATTCGACACAGAAAATCCGGCCAACGTGGGGAGCACGTAGCTTATCTTGATACTGAACTAATGCGGTCATTTAAGTTTCCGTATAATAGGTGCGGACTTGATCATCTAACACCTCAACAAAAGTAAGTGTTTGCTGCTCCCAAACATCCGGACGTTTAGTCCTTTGAGATTCGCCAACCGAACGGACAACCAAAGTAGGTTCTAGCGTTGCAACGTCATTCGTCGTGACTGCCTTTCTAAGCGGGGGCCAGACGCGATATTTATTAGGCTCAAGGTAGTAATCTTGAGTGATTTCATAGAGCGCTAGATGACCTCTAAAGCCAATATAATCACCAATCCCAAGCTTATCACCCCACGATGTTGAACCAAGATTGATAATGCTTGTATCAGCATCAGCCGCCGCCGTTACCGTCTCAGTTGGATAAGTACCTTGCCACCCTCGCCCATTGCTCCAAGGCTCACCATTCGACCAATTAAGCTCTTGAAATGCAGATAAACCTAAGTCGCTAGGATCTGGCATTTCATTAGTTACGTTAAATGGAAAACGAATAGCATTTGAGCCGGCGCGTAAAGCAGTCATAATACCGTTTACACGTCTTGCGCCCTGTCCTTGCTGTGGTGGGACCGAAACGTTAAACACGATTGGCGATTTAACCGCAGAAATATGCTGTGAAGCGCCCGTTAATGTCAGATTTTGACTAGACCCAGCCGAAACAGGACCAGAAACACGCGTAAAATCAGTAACTTTAAGACCGTTAGGCCATGATAGGAGCCTTGCGGTCATGCTCGGATATTCCTTTGATTTTTCATCTTGTCATGAGCTTGGAAGCGCTTGTAAGCGTCTCTATTCATCTTATCGATAGTTTGCTCTAATCGTGCGACCGCCGCTTGATCTGCGCCTCGTGCGTCGATTTGATAGCTTGGGGCGAATGTTGATGAATTGTTATTTGCCGCTGATAACTTGTTATTTGGAATAACCGTTCCGCTTGCACCCGGGACAATCATCTCAGGCCCTTTCTCACCAACCATATAAGCTTTACCAGCCGATACAGGCCCACCCGCAGCACGAAAGCCGCCGAAAATGCCACCAAGCAATCCTTTAAAGAAGCCGCCTGTGCTTGTTGTCGGGCTAAAAGATTGCAAAGCCATTTGGCCAAGCGATGAAATAACCTTGCTTAATGCATCTCGCCACGTTAGCGTCTTATTTGAAAGACCCGTGAAAACATCGCCTAAAGTTTGCCCCATGCTTTCAGCACCTTGAAAAGCGTTTTTAAGCTCGTTTCCTAATTCCTTAACGGGGTTTTTAGCATTTTTAACCGATGTATTTATCTTGTCGGTTGTGCTTGAAACCTTGTCGCCAATCTCACCAAAGCTATTGGCTGCTTGATCCGCTGCATTAATATAGGTGCTAAATGAATTAGCCGCGCCCTCTGTGCCGATTACAAGGTTTTTAAGTTGCCCCGCAAGTTCTTCAGCGCCCTCGACCAACTCATCAGGGATAAACTTTTTCGCCTCATCATAAAGCGTTTTGAGCGTATGCGCAAAGTCATCATAATAACCTGTGACCTTTGCAATAATACCGCCGATCACAACAAACGTGGCAAGCCCACGCCTTTGAATAGCACTAAATAATGCCATAGCAAGACCAGCAACGCGAATACCTTTCGCCATAGTCAAGAATGAGCCTGTAAGCGAAACGATGAATGTAACAGTCTTTGCAGCAACAAACAGCTTAAACAGATCATACAAATGGCTGAAATTATCAATCACAACATTAATGACACGAATTAATCCATTGAAACCAGCCGCAAGCGCGTCCGTCATATTTGACAAGCCATCACTGTTATTGATCCCATCAATCATGCGCTGACTTAATGCAAGCAATGAAGGCAAAATTTGAGCGGTTAGCTTATTTGCAAGACCAGTAAATGAACGCTGTAAACGAGTGATATTATCGTTAAACGCCTCTGCCTGCCGCCCCGTTTGCTCATCGAAGACAAGACCCAACTTAACCGCTTCTGCTGCCATATCTTCAAGCGCTTGAGAACCACTGTTTAATAGTGGGATCATATCAGCGCCTGATTTACCCATCACACGCATTGCAAGTGCTGTCTTTTGCGCTCCGTCTGGCATTTTTTCAAAGCGATTAGCAAGCTCGCCCATAACGTCACTTGCAGATTTAAGCGTCCCGTCTGAATTAGTGACAGTTATGCCTAATTCCTCAAAAGCCTTTGCACCTTCGCCAATACCTTTTGACGCATCGTGCATATTTGCTGATAAACGTTTTAAGCCATTTTCAAGACCCCCAAAAGAAACGCCGGACAATTCCGCTGCGTGTCTAAGCTCGGTCAATTCGTCAATTGGAACGCCAATCTTACGAGATGCTTTTGCCATTTTATCAGCGTCTTGTAAGACACCTTGAACAGCTAATGAAATTGCACCCGCCGCCGCCGCACTAACGCCAGCAATCATTTTCATAGACTTTGCAATTTTCTTGCCGAAAGTCTCAGATTTTTTATTGGCTTTGTCTATGCCTTTTGAAAAGGCAGCACTATTTAAGCCCAGGGTAACGCGAAGCGCACCGACTACTGCATTTGCCATTAGATAGCCTTTTATTTAATGAAAAGTACCGCCGAAAGCTGCATTTAAAGCCATAGCCATTGATTTTTGCTGCTCCCAATTCTGAACATCGGGCGCGGCCTTTTTATTTGATGGAGAGTGTTTTTTATAATCTATTGGCTTGCCGTTTTGATTAAATTGCGAAAAATAACCGGAATAATATGCGGTATAATATGCAAGCTCATTATCAATTTCTGATTTTTGGGCCGCACCTTTAAAAACGATATCAATCTGACGAAGCGTTAACGACCAAAACTCATCGAGACTTCGCCCCAATGATGTCCAGTTAATTTGAAGATTATTCCAATCTAACTGGCTTGTTTGGTCTTTCCCTCGTCGGGCTTTTCGCCATCCTCCGCATCAGGCATACTTAACTCAAAAGCCTTGTTGATAGCTTCCATAATCTTAGGCGCACCAAGATCATTTATAATTTCACCGGCTTGTTTAAGTGTAATGTCTTCATGGTTATCAACCAAACCACCCCAAACCATCAAACGCAACGTTTTGACACTGAATGATTCTTCATCGCCCAATGTGTTTGCAAGCTGCATAGCGCTCATTCCAGATGCATCTTCAAGCTCGCAAAGCGCGTTGATGCTATACCGCAAAGTATAATCACCTAACTCGACTTCACCTTTTTGTTTATTCGCCATTATGGAGCGGCCGTAAACGCTGGTTGACCAGTGACTTTGTAAGTCATTTCCACAGTCATTTTATCATCCATTGGCGTATCCAATGAAACGTCCGTTGCAAAGCCAGTAAAACCCCATTCTGACGTATCAGGGAAAGCAATTTCATAATAACCGGCTGTATCAGAATTAAGGTCTGATACGGCGTTTGTGTAGTCTGCGCCATCTGCATCAAAATTAAGACCGATTGTAACCGTCCCACCGTCACGCAATGCGCCGATAAATTCGCGGTAACGATTAGTTGATGTCAAATGCGTTACATCTACCGTTTCGCGAGTTAGGTTTACGCCATTAATTGAAATGACTTCAGCCAATGCAGTCATAGTGCCGCCTGAAGTGCCATCGCTTGAGCGTTTGAATGTGGTGCCGTGTCCGATTGTTGCGTTAGTCATGTGATTTTCCTTTATTCATCATGCCAAATTAAAAGATCAATTGAAGTATTGAAAAGATGGCGATCAGCTCCACTTTCCGTCTCGTTGCTATCTCTTTCGCTATCGATTGAGATTCTTTGGATAGTTACACCCGATTGAGTGCCGCTATATGCGTTTACCGCCGCCATAAGAGCGCGAGCAGTGAGTTTTGCGCTGCCATAGGTCAAACCGTAGCAGTCGCATTGAAAACGGCTTTCTATGAGGTTTGTTGGCCCTGTAAAATGATAGTCGCGTGGCGCTGATACTTTCCGAAATAAAATTGCGGGTAGATCAGAAACATCTTGCGGCCTACGACCGATATTAACTCTTGTAGATACGAGATCCGTAACGCCAGAATTTGCCAGCAATAGCGCTCTTAATGCTTCTTCCATTATTTAGCTGCCTTTGCTTTTCTTTTCGTCTGACGCGCCACGGCCTTAATAATTTCATTGCCTAAATCGTCTTTGATCGTTTCAAGTGCTTGGCGTTTGCCCGCGTCCCATGCGGGGCGCACATGAGGTTGAGCCGCGTGGTTTACGTTGCCAAATTCTTGCTGCAAGCCAGCAGGATCATTCGTGCCCGCGTAAACTTCAACATCAGACTTATCTTTTTTGGCTGCTTTACGTTGGCGCTTGTTTAATTTTGTCGAAACTGAATAAGATGTATTCAAGCCTTCCGATGTGCTTGGATCATTTGGCGCTAGACGGTTCATTTGATCGGCAAGGGGTTGAGCCGCTTTTTTCAAAACCTTACGCGCAACAGATTTACGCGTTGTATGCTTGTCCAAAGCCATCAAAGCTTTTTCAAGCTCTTTTAGACCTTCAATCTTGAACTTCTCGTTCATTAGTCAGCTTGCGCCATAACGGTTAGTTCAAGATACCGCATACGACCTTCACCAGTTTCTTTAATGCCGTGAATGTCCCAAATCTTATTATCGTAAGATACGCGATCAACAGGTGTTACAGATCGTGAATTAACAGAAGATCGGATAACAAAACGGCTCATACGAACTGCATTAATTTGACCCGCGCTAACCTTTTCACTGTCAGAAACATCTTTCCTGCTTGCGGATACAGTAATAAACGTATCCCATGAACCCGCAGTATCTTCGCCAAATGCATCCAGCCCACCGTTAGTATATCGCTGAATAACAATCTTACGGTCTAATTTTCCAGCGCCTCTAGCCATTATGACTTAACCCATCCAATGCGGTGAATATTAACCAATTCTTGTACCGCCATAGGCAAGTCATTAACGGAATAATCAACAACCGTTTCGCGGTTTTCATACCAATGAGCAACAAGCATTTTAACCGCGTGAATAAGATTTTGCGGACAATCAGCGACATCACCAAAACCAGCATGAAAAATAAGTTCAATCGCATCAGGGCGATCATACATTGCAGGCCATGAAACTAACGGCTCAATATATCCAAAATCCTCATTCCCGAAAACAACATAGTTTGCAGATAAATCTATTGTTTGCTGCACGTTATCAGCATCATAATATTTTAAAGACACAACATCACGAAAAGGTAATACGGGAATAGGCAACCTTGTTTTACCTTGTAAAGAAGATTGCTTTAGCGTCCATTGCTGCGTTGCAATAGCTTTCCCGACCATGCCATAAGGCCCATCAATAACAGATTGAGCCGCTGCAATTAAACTTGTCAGATAAGCGTCATCGTCGCTGTGATCGATGCGGCAATGAGGTTTAATATCAGCAACCGAAACAAGCGGATCTGATGCCTGTGACAATGTTAGCACATGGTCTGGCCATATGTAATGCGGATTAGCCATTGTTTAAAACTCAATTTTTCTTTGATTTGCTAGAGCGAACCGCGCGTTCTAATGGCTTCCCTTGTCTGATAGGTTCAGCTTGACCAGCTTCAATCATGCGCTTTGCCTCGTCAGATGAAACCTCGATTTCATCACCGCGATTTTGTGCGCCGGTCGCGCTTGCTCTTGATACAAGTAATTTAATTTTCATTTTCTAAACTCCATCAGTTTGTGAAACGGGCGAACAAGCCGCCCGAAACATAAAGTGATATTTTAAGAAGCAGCCGTAATAAGGTGCTTAACTGCCGCTGTGTCTGAAAGTTCACCGTCGAAACGGATGTAACCAGCAACACCAAAGCCAGGCCAGAAATCTTTATCCTGAATAGCACCGATCAATGGAGCGCCAACCTTGCGCACATAGTATTTAGACATATCGCCGAAAGTCATAACTTTCTTATCAGCCGCAAGACTATCCATAGCTTGGTTAATCGAATAAGGACGACCGTTAATAGTTGATGGAATGCCAGCTTGAACATTACCCATTTGCCATAGGTAATTTCCGTCACCGTCTTTAAGTTTACGAACTGCAAGCAATGTTGCATCGTTAAGCATATAACGGACATTTGGCCCAGAACGATAGGCAGGGTCAACGGAATGTTCAAGATCAAGAATTTCATCAAACGTGATTGCAGCAGTACCCGCAGCGGTTACACCCAATGAAGACGCTGTAACAATACCGTTTGGAGCGGACGAGCCAGAACCAGTTGTAAGCTGCAAGTTAGCAATGCGGCCTAAACGCTCACCAAGTAGCGAACCTAGCAAAGTTTCCATTGCGAAGATGCTATCATCAGCAAGTTCTTTAGAAACACGCAACCATTCAGTATCGAACGCGTATGAGTTAAGCGTTTTTTGACCGAAGGTCACGTCTTTGCCGCCATCATCTGTCAATGTAGCGCCTTCTGTATGAGCACCAGCCGTTACAGCAGTATCATTGACCGTTGGCATATCGATAGCACCGCCACCAGTTGTCACAAGCTCTGTTGTGATGCCTGGATCATACATTGGACCCCAAGCAAGCATTGAGCGAACAAGAATGTTGCTCAATTCAGTTGGAATTGAATAACCACCCGCTGAGTTTGTTGTTGTCTGTGCACGTTGTTCCGCTGGTAGATCAACACGACCTTGACGCAAAACATGTTGTGCAGCTTCTGACATTGGTGCAGCATCTGGAACTTTAGAACGCAACATTTCTGCAAATGCTTCACGGTATGTTGGCAGATCTTCATCAGCAACGCCGCGACCTTCCGCATTACCTGATGGACGACGACTGTCAGCCTCATTCATTTGGCGCTCAAAAGCATCAAGTTTTTCAGCTCGCTCGATATCGCCATCAATTTTTGCAGCTTCTGCAAGCGCACGATCCACCTGTTCAGTGATTTCCGTAGCACGGGCTTCTTCTGTTGTTTCCGTAATCTCATCATTCAAGCTTCGCGCTTGTGTGATAATGTTTGCCTGCTTCTCGCGCAGGGCTTTGATTTTCTCACTCATTTTAAATTCCTTTTGTTTGAGTGTTGTTAGGCGCAATGCCGTACTCCCGCCCTGCAAGAGCGAGGTTATTTTTATTGCGAACACGTTTAGCAGCCGCATTAAAATTCTTTGATTTAGTTTTAGATCGGTGCTGCTCAAGTGAGCGCAATCCAATTTCTGTGCCTTCGTAAGCTGGCGTGGTGACGATAGCTACATCATGCAAACTGCCTACGCGTTTAATCGTGCGAACGGGCATATCTTGAGAATCGTCCCATTCTTCTTTGCCGCCTTCCATACGGAACGCAAAAGACATCTTATCCAAATCACCGCGCTTCATTTTGCCGATGATTGATTTAACATCAGGATCATCTGCATCAAGCGTTGTTTCCATCCGCAAGCCGTGATCGTCTTCTGTTAGTTTAAGCGTTCCCGACCGTGTGCGAGCCAATGGCAAACCATCGTGATTAATCAGAAATACAACATCATCTCTGTTGACCGCTTCTGCAAATGCGCCGCGCTCGATTTCCTCATAAAACATGCCGCCAATATCTGCACGCTCATTATAAACAGCAGCATATCCTGTAACATCGATACCGCCTTTTTGGTTTTCTCGAATTTCAGCAGGAACCCCGCCGCGAATTTCACGAGTCATTATTATCTCCATCTGGATTAGGTAGATTTAATTCGCCTTGAACTGGCTGTGAACCAAGCGGAACCGTTGCACCTTGGATCAACAGATCATCACCGTTAGGTTTTTCAGGCATGTTTTCTTTTCGGCGGACTTCGTTAGGCGTTGAAACACCGTTTTGAATAGCCGTTGCATAGCCTTGCATACGTGTTGCAAAGTCACCGCGTAACATTCCATCCATTGAGAACTCAACGAACTGACGATTGTTACCGCGCCCAAATAATTTCAGGTTTAGCTCTTGCTCAACTTGCTCAACCCATCGTTTCAGCGTGTGCTTTACGAAGTGCAAATCTTGTTGCTCAGTATTTGAGAAAGTACCGTTAGTTAAATCCTGCAAGAATGTAGGAGGTATTGAAAATATACGAGCAATTTCTTCAATGCTAAATCGCTTTAACTCAACAAGCTGTGATTTTTCAGCATCAGCGCCGATCGGTTGAATTTCCAAACCTTCAGGTAACACAAGCGCCTGGCGTTCTTCTTTCGCAGCTTTCTTAATTGCATCACTTAAATCTTCCGCAGCCCTATTCATGGCTTGACCAGATTTAAACCCACCCGTTACCGCAAATGGTGGAACGCCGCCATTCTGGAAGAACTTAGAACCGAATTGAGTTGCAGCAATAGAAAGGCTTAGAACATCTTTGTTGAGCGATACCGGCCCATAATGATTAACCCTATCGTTCTTAAGCATGAAAGGGATATCAATAATTTCATTTGCTGCATAAGTATGCGTTTTGCCGCTGCCATCTTTATAGGTGTATGATTTTTGCCATCCGTTTAATTTGACAGTCATACCAGCAGGATCAAGCGGCCATAGGTTCATAACCTTGCCCGCAGTGTTTCGCTCAATAAATGTAAATGAACGGCCACCAGTAAACACACGCTCAAACGAATACTTGCGCCAATCAAATGACGACATTTCATCATTCACATTGTCATGCAAAATTGACGCAATGCCGCCTTTAACTTTGTCCCGATTGTCACCCTTGCGTTTATAAACATGCAAAGGCAAACCCGCGAGTGTACCAGATAAGAAATTAACCGCCGCGCCAAATGCAGGAACCGCCAAAGCCTTTTCAACAGTCACAGCAATACCAGTAGACGATTGCCCCGCATTCATGCCGCTAATAATCTCTAAGAAATTAGAAGCTGACTGAGGAACAGAACCGCTAGGAACTTCACCGCGCTTTTCTTTATTTAAAAAAGGAATGTTCATTAAAATGCCATTCTATAGTTTGGATCAGCATCCCAAGGCGTTTGATTAATTGGTGCTTCCATTGCGCTGCTTGCAGATCCAACCGCCATTGCAATAGTTACCATTCCGTCAATCCGGCCTCGTGATCTGTTTTTGTCAAACATTCTGTTATTCATTGCATCCGCATCGATCACAGTATTTGAAGCGCAAATCGTTGTTAGTTTATTATCGTCAATTATGATTTCACCATTTAACATCTTGTCTTCAAGTTGCGTTATGGACTTAGGCATGTATAAAAACTGTTCCGCTGAATCCGCAGCATCTTTTTTATTGACAAATGCAACATTCTTACCTTGCTTGTGACGAACGATTTTCAGCCCACCGTTGCTTTCACTTTCAGGCCCTTCATAAACCCAATATAGAAAGTTTTGAGCTGCAAACTCACGAAGCAAGTATTCCATGTGGGCGCTATCAATCGCCATTTGCATAACGTTTTGACCAGCGCATAAATCTACAATTTGTTTAGCAACAAAGCTGTAATCAATGACGCGACCTGGCGTTATTGTTAGCTTTCCATCCGCTTCCAAGTCTCGATATGGAATATGATCAAGAGTCGATCTTGCCTCAACTTCAAACTCTCTTGTCCAGTACCAGGTCTTAACTGCAAGCTGTTCACCTTCCCAACATGCAGAAACAGCCGTTAAATCGTTCTTTTGTGAGAGGTCTAATGAAAGATGGCATGGCCTACCCTTCATTTCACTTTCATCAACTACGCCTTTGCTTTGTTCCCATGCTGTTTCCGATGTCCAGAAACCAGCAGAACCAATCGGTATACCAAAATATAAACGCTTGAGCATTGATTGCGTTGATATCTGGTGTTTAGCCGTGACAACCATTTTTCGAATATTGTCAATAGGGTATGTAATCCCCAAAGCAGGCAAAGCCTTGATCCAGCAGCTTTCATCGTTTAAAGGATCATCGTCTTTATCGACACGGGCAATATAAGCGAACAGGCTATCATCGGGAAACTCACCCCGCATTACCTTTTGACATAAATCGCTGTATTCAGTTCCAACCGTTTGATCGACCGACGGGGTATTTGTCCCCAACATCATTATGCTGTCACCGTGCTTTTTAGTAACAGCAGCCTTCCAAAGTTCAATCCCTTTGTTTGATCGCATCTCGTGTATTTCATCACCGGCAACCATGATAGGCTTGGGACCAGATACCGCATCACCATTAGCAATAGGCGACATGTAAGATTCACTCGCCGGATGCTCAATCTTGTAAGCTAGATCACCAGTGCCACGGATAACAAACCCGCTATCCTCTAGCGTCTGCCCACCCTTTCCAGGTATAGGTGCGCGTAGCATTGAAACAGCATCACGAAACACAACTTTTGCCGTGTCTTTTACTTCACCGATGCAATAAACTTCAGCTCGTTTCTTTCCGTAGAAGCCTTGCAAGTAAATTGCAATTGCAGCCATCAAAGGCGATTTTGCTTGGCCTTTACCAGTTTCTAACCAGATAAAACGAAACCGAATAAACCCGTTTGCGCCTTTCCAACCAAATACAGAACCAACAACAAAAACATGCCAAGGTAATAATTCAAACGGTTGCCCCTCTTTAGCGCCTTCCGTTATCGAAAGAACCGCAGGGAAAAATTCAATCGCGTCTTGCGCTGCCTCAACATCAAACGTTAACCCGCGAGCGTGACCATGTTCCAGATCATCCAAATGTCTTTGACATGCCAGCCTGACATTCTCACCCGCTACAATTTTCCCTGATACAACGTCACGCGCATAAGCGGTTGTTTCATCAGTGAGCGGTTGCGTTTCTGTCAAGATATTTATCAGCCTTTGTCGAAATAGTTTCTTGTTTCTTTTGCTCGACGTTTGCTTTTGCAGTGCGAGGCGTAATCAACAAATTCTCTTCGAGCTTATTTAATTGTTCGCCTAAATTTTTAATCGCAGCCCATTCAATATTTGCATAAGGATTGCCGCTAGACTCAGCAATAAGCACCGGACCTTGATAACTAATAGCGCTGTAACGAAATTCATATTCTGTCAGCAGTCGAACATAGCGATCAACCGACCTCAAACGAGATGCAGTGATCAAGCCGTTACTTTCCAAATCCGCGATGACTTCAGCCCATGCAACCTGGGCAAACTGCGCCCACTTTTCACCGTCATCGTGTCCAGCAAATATCTTGGAATATTTAGGAGGTGTAATTTTCATACGGACTGGGTACTTTCAAAAATGAGATATTTTGCGTGAAGGTACGCCACAGCCCTTTCCTTTTT